AAAAAAAGAAGGATTGAAAAGAGAATCAAGACCGAGATGTAAAGATAATATTTTTAACAAAGATATGAAAGGCATCTAATGGGTAAACTTTGTCCAAAGGGAAAAGCCGCTGCAAAAAGAAAATTTAAAGTGTATCCAAGCGCCTACGCAAATATGTATGCCTCTGCTGTATGTTCTGGAAAAATAGTTCCAGGCGGTAGAAAAAAGAAAATGGGTGGTGGTAGTGTTTCACAACAAAGAAAAATGGTATCCAATTATAAACAAGGTGGAATTGCAAAAGGTTGTGGAGCAGTATTAGAAAAAAGAAGAAAAGTTACCAAGAAGTACTAACATGGGCTTACGTAAATGGGTTCAAGAAAATTGGGTAGATATTGCAAATAGAAAACCTGATGGTTCTTATCCTAAGTGCGGAAGAAGTGGTGGTGAAAAAAGAAAAAATTATCCAAAGTGTGTTCCGATAGCAAAAGCTAGAGCTATGAGCAGAGGCCAAAGAGCTTCAGCTGTAAGAAGAAAACAACAAGCTAGTAATGTAGGACCTAAACCTTCAAACGTTGCAACATTTGCAAAAAGAAAAAAAATGGGCATGGGAGGATTAGTATAATGCCAAGAGGAACTTGTTGGCATGGTTACGAGCAAAAAGGATTTAAGAAAAAAGGAAATAAATCAGTCCCTAATTGTGTAAGAGTTGGAAAAGCAAAAGGTGGAACTGCAAGAATTCCAAGAAAACCAGGTCAACCAGCAGGATCAAAAAAACATTCTGATTTATATACGGATGAAAATCCAAGAGGCACTATTCATGGTTTAAAATTTGCAAATGAATCTGACGCTAGAAAAAGCGTATCAAAAATTAGAAAAAGTGGTAGATCTCATGCACATAAAATACAAGCTGCAATTGCCATGGAACAACGAGCACGTGTTATGGGTAAAGGATCATCAGCAGGTGTTTACCGAAGATATATTGATTCAGTTAAAAGAACTAAAAAAGCAGAGGGAGGCATTGTTGATATGACAACAATGAAATATGTTTAATGGGTGATATTGCAGTAAGAGGACAAGGTAGAGCAATGATGGCATCTGGCGGCAGAACACCAGATAACATGCCAACTAGAAACAAAAAGAACTTTAGACCTACAAAGTCTGGAGCAGGTATGACACGAGCCGGTGTTATGGCCTACAGAAGAATGAATCCCGGTTCTAAATTATCAACAGCGGTTACTGGTAAAGTGAAGCCAGGATCAAAGGCTGCTAAAAGAAGAAAGTCATACTGTGCAAGAAGCGCAGGTCAAATGAAAATGTTTCCAAAAGCTGCCAAAGATCCTAATTCACGATTACGACAGGCTCGCAGAAGGTGGAAATGTTAAATGGATGCCGTAGAATTTCTAACTAAACTTAGGAAATATTTAAGAGAAAATTACCAAGCGGTAGGCGATAGTTTGATTCTTGGTAATGTTGACAATATGGAAAAATATAAATATATGCTTGGAAAAGCGCAAGCTTACAAGGATATAGATCAGGAAATCTCTAACCTGCTAACAACAAAGGAGCAAAAAAAAGATGAGCAAAGGGACAACGTCGTCACACTCAAAGGAGAATCTCTCAAAGGAGATACCAAAAGTTAAATTTGGCCTCGAAGAAAAATATAAAGAGGAAGAATTAAAAATAAAACGATTAGATGAAAATAATATTGGTCCAATAGTAGATCAATTGCCAAGTCCTTCGGGATGGAGAATTTTAGTATTACCATTTACACCTAAAGAAAAAACAAAAGGTGGAATTATTTTTTCACAAGAGTCTTTAGATAAATCAAGAATAGCAACTAACTGTGGTTATGTTTTAAAAATAGGTCCACTTGCGTATGGAGATAAAGAAAGATTTCCAACAGGACCATGGTGTAAAGAAAAAGATTGGGTGATCTTTGCAAGATATGCAGGATCACGATTACCAATAGAAGGTGGAGAAGTTCGCCTTCTTAACGATGATGAAGTGCTTGGAACTATTAAAGATCCAGAATCAGTGCTTCATTACATTTAACATAGGAGAAAACTATGCCAGAAGAAAAAAAGAAAAGTGAACAGATGGTTGACATAGATACTTCTGGTCCTGAAGTGGATGTAGAATTAAAAGATGATGCACCACAAAAGGAGATTGAAGTAAGAGAAGAGACCATTGAGCCTGTTAAGGCAGAAGAAGTAAAAGAGGAAAAGAAAGAAGTTTCCAAGCCTCTTGACGCTAGCAGCGAGAAACAAGAGACTAAGAAAGATGAATTAGAAGATTATAGTGAAAGTGTACAAAGAAGAATTGCAAAACTAACTAAAAAGATGCGTGAGGCTGAACGTCAAAAAGACGAAGCAGTGCGATATGCTCAAACTGTTAAAGCTGAAAAAGAACTACTTACAAAAAGATTTAGTTCTTTAGAAACTACATCTTTAAAAGATAAAGAAGCAAAAATTAATTCTTCTTTAGAAGCAGCAAAGGCTAAATTAAGTTTGGCTAGAGAAGCTGGAGATATTGCAATTGAAATTGAAGCACAAAAAGAAATTGCAAGACTTGGTTATGAAGAAGCAAGACTTCAAGAAATGAAAGATCTTGTTGCAAAAGAACCAGTTAAACAAGCAACAATTAGCGATTCTCCTTTTACTAAACAAGAAACACCTATTGTTGGAAGTCCAAAAGCAGAAGCATGGGGAGAAAAAAATCCATGGTTTGGTAAAGATAAACCTATGACTTACACGGCTTTTGACATCCATAGACAACTAGTTGATGAAGAAGGATACGATGCTGAAAGTGACGAATACTATGCAGAAATAGATAAAAGAATAAGACTTGATTTTCCGCATAAATTTGCTAAAACAGAAACAACGGAATCGACTAAACCTACACAAGTAGTAGCTTCGGCAAAGCGAAGTGTTAATACTAGTCGCAAAACTGTGAGACTCACACCTTCTCAAGTTGCTGTTGCCAAAAAATTAGGAGTGCCATTGGAAGAATATGCGAAACAATTAAAACTCATGAAGGAGGTATAGGCATATGGAAAATGAAAAATTAAAAACCCCTCGTGCGAGCGAGTCTAGAGATTCTCAAAAAAGACCTACGACTTGGACTCCACCATCAAGTTTAGATGCACCGCGCCCAAAAGACGGTTTTAGACACCGTTGGATTAGGCTTGAAATTATGGGTCAAGATGACACCAAAAATATGTCAAGCAAGCTGAGATCAGGATGGGAGTTAGTGAGAGCTGACGAATATCCAGGAGAAAACTACTCTACGATCACAGAAGGAAAATACGCGGGAGTAATCGGACATGGCGGCCTTGCGCTGGCAAGGATACCGGAAGAGGTTGCAAAAGCTCGTAATGAGTATTTCGCTAAGAGAACTCAGGAGAGTGAACAAGCTATTAAAAACGACCTGCTTAAGGATCAGCACCCAAGTATGCCAATCAATAATGAGAGGCAAACTCGTGTAACTTTCGGTGGTACCAACAAAAAATAATTTTTTGGTAATACCAACGATTAAATAAACTTAAACAAGGAAAAACTATGGCTAATAAATCATCAGTAGGTTTTGGATTAAGACCTATTGGAAAAATTGGTCAGAATAGAGATGCATCTGGTTTAAGTGAATATGACGTGGCAACGAGCGCGACGGCTATATTTTTCAATGACGCAGTTAAAGCACTGAACACTGGAACTATAGGAGTTGCAGCAGCTGGTGACACGTTGTTAGGTTCACTTAATGGAGCTTTCTATACGGACCCAACGACTAAAAAACCAACGTTTGCAAATAACGTGCCTAATATTGCAGCTACTGATATGGTTGCATTTATAAGTGACGATCCCTACGAACGTTTTGAAATAAGATCAAATAACACTGGTGCTTCAGAACAGACAGATATCTTTAATAATGCAGACATTAGTTACGTGGCTGGAAATACAATAAACTTTGTATCTAAGACTACATTAGCTGATGCTTCATTAACAACATCGTCTGCTCAGTTGCAAATTCTTGGAGTTACAAAAGACTCCGGAGACAATGATCTTGCCTCATCACATGTTGTGTTTGTTGTAAGAATCAATGAGCATCAGTTAACAACTACAACAGGAGTATAAGAATATGGCTATCTCACGAGGACAACTAGTTAAAGAACTAGAACCAGGATTGAATGCACTATTCGGCCTGGAGTACAAAAGATATGAGAATCAGCATCTTGAAATTTTTGATGTAGAAACTTCAGACAGAGCTTTCGAAGAGGAAGTAATGTTGTCTGGTTTCGCAAATGCTCAAATTAAACCAGAAGGTTCTGGCGTAACATTTGACAATGCTCAAGAAACTTTCACTGCTAGATACACTCACGAGACTGTAGCTCTTGCATTCGCAATCACTGAAGAAGCGATTGAAGACAATTTGTATGACAGACTAGCGTCTAGATATACAAAAGCATTAGCAAGATCTATGTCAAACACTAAGCAAGTAACAGCAGCAAATGTATTGAATAATGCGTTTTCAGCTTCATTTACAGGCGGTGATGGAGTTTCTTTAATAAACTCAGCACACCCTGTTATATCTGGAACGTTTAGCAATACGCTAGCAACTCAAGCTGACTTGAATGAAACATCTCTTGAACAATCATTGATTGATATCAATGCATTTGTTGATGAGCGTGGTTTAAAAATTGCGGCTCAAGGTGTTAAATTAATCATTCCAAAAGAATTACAATTCACAGCGGAAAGATTAATGAAGTCAGTAGGTAGAACTGGTACTGCAGACAACGATATCAATGCAATCAAATCAATGGGAATGGTTCCACAAGGTTACGTGGTTAACAATTACCTAACTGATACTGATGCGTTCTTTATCAAAACTGACGTTCCAAATGGTTTGAAGATGTTCGTAAGAGCACCTATCAAAACTGCTATGGAAGGTGATTTTGATACAGGTAACGTTAGATACAAAGCTAGAGAGAGATATTCTTTTGGATTCTCAGACCCTAGAGGTATGTTCGGTTCACAAGGTGCTTAATTTATAAGCATTATTTTTTAGTGAGGTGGGTTTATCTCACCTCACTAAAATGATAGAAAGATAGAAATATGACAAAATTATTTCATGTAAAAATCCGTGCCTACGGATATAAAGCTGAATTTGATATAGAGGCAGAAGATAATAGAGAAAGTATAGAAAATTCTATCCTTGACAAAATAGGACAAAATAGGGTATTATTTGAAAATGCCGAAGGTTGGTATGCAAAATCCAAACTATGGCTAACCTATGAGGAGGTTGTTGATGGATCACGTTCAAGGCCTTTACAACAAGAAGAGGTCGTTAGAACTTGATTGGGAGCAACACTACTTGCAAGAGGGTAAATACACTCTTGATATGGTTAGGATTGACGAAGAGATAAGAAAAGTCATCAACCATATAAAATTTGCAGAAACTAAAGATGCCTTACTGCAAATTAAAGTAGAAAATTCAGCTCCTGAATTTTCAGTAGCTAGTTAAACTAGTTACAAATTATAGTTAAAAATAGCATTTTTATGCAAGGTATCTCTTGCTCTATTCAATAAATTAAGTTATATCTCAAATACTATACATTAATTTCTGATCTAGACGCGTATAGTCGACGGCCTAGAGACTAGATTGGAATAACTAGGAGAACATAACTATGGCACAAACAACTTTTTCCGGCCCAATAAAAGCTGGAAATATTTTTGACACAACTGGAACTACAGTAGGCACAAACGTTGCTAACGTAGGTTTCGTTGTAATGTCTCAAACAGACACAATCGCATTTGGTAATACAAGTGATAAATCTTTATCAATTGTAATTCCAGCAAACT